GTCAGGAAGATGGGCGATTCAGCGTTTCGTGTGTCCACGGACGTCGAGTGGTACTGGAAGCGTGAATCAGGGCGCCCCAAAAAAGTGCTGTTCGACAGCAACTACTACCGGTCGCAGCTGCACAAGGGCCTGGCTGCAGAGCCAGGAACGCCGGGATCCATCACATACAACGGCAGAGTTGCCGACGCAGTTCTGGCAAACCACCTGGGAGCCAAGTCAGTCAAGAATTCGGTGAACACCAAGAGAGAGATTGAGATTTGGACCAACAAGCCGGGACAGGATCAGGATCACTGGCTGGACTGTGCCGTCATGGCGCGTGTAGCCGTCGAGGTCGCAGGATTCCGGTCGTCGGGCCACCGGCATGCGAAGGCCAGCAAGCGGCGCCCCCGTATCACCCAGCAGACAGTCAATGCACTCAGGAAGGCGCGGTGATGCAACACGGACTGATCGAGCCGGAGGAGTGCTGCCTCTGCGGCTGTCCTCAGTTCGTCATCCTGAGGCAGTGGAAAACGCGAGGATTCATCAATGCCGTCTGGAAGTGCACGTTATGCAATGCTAGGAATCTGAGCCAGACACCGAACACATACATTGCAGACAAACTGAAAGCAGAGGCTGACGATGGAGATCGAAGACGCAGCCGCAGCCCCAAAAAAGAGCGTAATCGGTGGGGAGACGATTGAGGAGCACTCGCTCCCGGATCGGATCGCTTACGAGCGATACAAGGCGGCAAAAGATGCGGCCGATGCCGTCGCAGAAACACCCGGTCGCTCAATGCTGAAACGTACTCGCCTGACACATAAGAGACCATGACATGCTGCCAGCACAACGCCAGCGAAAAGCAGCCCTGACACGTGCAGTCGTGCGACGCCAGCGAGCCTTGCGGCAGCAGGCCACGCGCGTGTTGACACTGCAGGCGGCGTTCGACAACGCAGAGCTGAGCACGGAGCTGAACGAGCTGTTCGCTCGTGCGCACCATGAGAGCGGGCTGACAGCGATGGATCCTCAGTCGCGCCGCACGCTCATAGACCGCTCACGGTACGAGATCCTGCAGGCCAACTCATGGTTCAAGGGGGCTGCCAGGCAGGCCGTAAACTGGGTGATCGGCCGAGGACCATTCCTTGAATGCAAGATCGACGGCAACCCACAGGCGGCAAAGCAGATTGAGGCTCAGTTCAACCGCTGGTTCAAGAAGGTCCGCGGGCCTCGCAAGATGCGAGCAATGGCATACGCCAAGATCACAGACGGCAGCGGGCTGGCGATGGTCATCAACAACCAGAGGCTAACCGGTAAGATCTCGCTGGACTTTGTGCCATTCGAGGACGACCAGATCAGGCAGCCCTTCGGGCGAGTCTCAGGGGACGACTGGCAGAAGAACTACCTGCTGGACGGCAAAGAGCTGGACTCAGCGGGCAACGCTCTGCGGTATTGGATACTGCCGTCGCATCCGGCAGACGAGCCAGTCATTCAGCCACACCCCGTATCAGCAGAATATGTGATCGACGTCTGGAGTTGGGAGCGACCGTCACAGGGGCGTGGCATACCTGAGATGGCCACCAGCATCGGGTCCGGGCCGATGATGCGGATTTACCAGAAAGCTGTGCTGGATGCTGCAACCATCGCGGCGAAGCACACTGTCCTGGTCGAGACGAACATTGACCGCTTCGCCGACGGGGAAGACGTGTATGACCCGGTCGATCCGAACGTGGAGATGCCAATCACCTATGGAATGCAGACGTTTTTGCCGGCCGGCCACAAAGCGAGCCAGCTGAAGGCGGAGCAGCCAACAGCGACACACGCCGAGTTCATTCGCACCAATGTCAGTTCAGCCGGCCGGCCTCTGGGGCAACCGGCCCAGGTGGCTACCGGTGACAGCGCTGGGATTAACTTCGCTGGGGGCCAGCTGGGGCGTCAGGACTACGAATTGGATGTCGATGTACAGCGACAGGACTGGGAAACCGAGGCACTCGACAAGCTGTTCACTCACTGGCTCGCAGAAGCAGCACTGGTCGGAGTCATTCCCCGCGAATTCGGAGACATCGACTCAGTGCCGCACGAATGGCGCTGGTCACGCAGACGGCACCAGGACACCAACCGCGAGTACGCCGGGCGAGCCAGAGCATGTCAGGCAGGGCTCACGTCTCCGGCGTTCTGGCAGGAGGATGACGGCGTAGATCCTGAAGAGGAGGATCTCGCGGCCGCACGCGGCTACGGGATCACAGTGGAGCAGTTCCGCGAGGCCCGATTCAGAACAACGTTCCCGGAGGCCGCTCTGGCAATTCTGGGCCCCGGCAGAGCACCAGAGGCAAAGCGGCCAAACGGCAGTGCCACGGATAATGCAGACCAGCATGGAGAGACACATGGCGAAGATGAGACAGACGATCAGGATTAACGCCGCCCTCAGTGTCACGCTGCACTGCGCCGGTGGCACAGCAACTCTGGAGCCGGAGGCGGCAGCCGCAGGCGATCCGGGAAAGGTGAGGAAGTTCACACTGCTCGCTTATACGGGCGGTAAGGCCTATCTGCCGAACTTTCCAATCCCTGTGGTGTTTGACCTCTCTACTCTGAAGGTCGCTGACGGGATGCCAATTCCCGCGCTCAAAGACCATGACAACACAAAGCCTGTCGGGCACGTCGCCGATCTCGTAATTGCTCCCGACCGCATCACCGGAGTGGCGATCACGTCTGCGCATTCAGACGCGCGTGACGAGGTCGTGATGTCGGCACAGGCAGGGTTTACCTGGCAGCTGTCAGTAGGAGTCATTGCCGATCGCGAAAACCTGATTGAGGTATTTGAAGGCGAGTCCAGAAAAATCAATGGGCAGGTATTGCAGGGCCCGTTTGTGCTCGCTAGGCATGCGGAGCTGAGAGAAATCACATTCACCGCGACTGGGGCGGATGCAGGAGGAGCTGTGGCGACTCTTGCGGCCTCATTGGGGCTGTTCAAACCCGGAGCCAATCACATGCGATTTGCCGACTACGTCAAGAGCCTTGGCCTGAAACTGGAAGACCTGACGGCAGCCGCTGTGGCTGCTCTCCGCACTCAGTGGAAGGCACTGCCAGACCACATTGAGGATGGTGAAGGCGACGATGCGACGGCCGGGAACGCAACTGCAGCAGGTGCGGCCACAGGTGAAGGCGGATCGGCGGCGACTGGCGGAGATGCTGGGGGCACTCAGACTGCCGGCCAGAAGCCACAGCGAGCAACTGGAAGCGGCGGTCAGTCCAACGGAAGTGGGCTGACTGAATTTGAGCAGCGCGAAGCGGAGGCCGTGACACGAGTGGCCGAGTTGCAGCAGCTGAACGCACAGTACAGCCCAGCCCCGATCACTGTCGGTGACCGGCAGGTTCCTTTGCTGGCTCACGCGATCAGCAATCGCTGGAATCGCGATCAGTTCGAGGTGCATTGTCTGCGTGAACGGCGCCCGGCCGCTCCGGGACCACGACAGGGAGGCAACGCCAGCCGCGAGGTCATGCTGGCGTCGCTTGTCGGTGCGTTCCTGCATCGCATGAACGTGCCGCTGGATCACCAGTGCTTCTCGTGCCGTGAGGCACCTGTGATCATGCATGCCGCATTCACCCGACCATTGAACGATCCTGTGCGGCAGCAATGGATGGAGGAAAGTCACAGCTGGCGAGGTCACTCCATGGTGGATCTGTTTGCCGCCGCGGCCCGCCTGGACGGCATTGACCTGTCGCAGCACGGTCACTGGCGCAGCGAAAACTGGATTCGAGCCGCATTCAGTTCCACGGCGATCACAGACATGTTCACGCAGTCTGTCAACGCCCGTCTGATGATGTCATGGGCCGAGCAAAGCTCACGCCTCCTGGAGCTGGTCGAAGAGACTGACGTTCCGAACTTCATGCTGAACGAGCGGAAGCAAGTGGAGCTGAGCGGAGGAACGCCTCGTCCTCTGGCGAATCAGGGAGTGGCCAAAGACATCACGTTGTCCGCCACTGGCGAAACACTGCGGGCCAAGATGTATTCCGACAGGTTCCAGTTCAGTGAGCAGGACCTGTTTGACGAGCGTTTTGACACGCTGAAGCAGGCTGGCATGGTCATGGGTCAGCGGGCCCGTCGCCTGGTGTTCGACTTGATCGCGTATTGCCTCATCGGCAACCCGACCATGTCCAACACACGCGCATTTTTCAACGCCACCGACGGGAACCTGAACACCAGCCAGGGGCTGGACAGGACCAATCTGATCGAATCGATCAAGTATTTTGAGACCCAGCAGCAAAACGGCGTGAACATCGATGTGCGGGCGACGCACCTGATCGTGTCCAAGGCCAAGAGGTTCGAAGCTGCTGAGCTGGTGGCTCCGAGCAAGATGATCACCGGCGAAAGCGTCACTCGTGGCGACTTCAACTCTCTGGCAGGCCAGATTGATGAAGTCATCAGCGACGCGCGAATTGACAACGGCTTCACGGACCCGACCGACACCGCGGACGTCCCGGCAACTATCGCCGGTGTGCCGACCTCGTGGTGGCTGGCCGATGCACGCTACCCTGCCATCGAGGTGGCGTACGTCGCCGGTCATGGCCGGGCGCCGCGTCTGCGATCTGGAGTGCTTGGCAACGGCACTTACGGATTCTGGTACGACTGCTCCATGGCATGCGGAGCAGCTCCAGTCCGACGACACTCGATTCAGCGAAACGACGCGTAATGTGGATTGCGACGCGACCATTCAATCTGCTCGGCACGGTCTATAAGCCTGGGGACCGAGTCGAAGTGTCAGAGTTCCAGGCAAATCAACTGGCGCGGCAGGCGTTGGTCAAGCTCCACACGCCTGCTGAATCACATCCCGCACAACCGGACGGCAATGTCCAGCCGCCCAAAAGAGGTAAAAAGCCATGACTGCGACCCGCTGGGGTGACGTGGATACTGTTGAGAACGTGACCGCATTGCGGGATGTGTCATCCGGGGATCTGCACGAGTGTCCTGACGGCCGCATCGGCGTGTACATGGGCGCTCAGGACGTGGCCTCCGGAGATCTCATCCCGGCGCTGCACTGCCGGGAGGTGCTGCGACTTCCGGCCGGCGACTTTGCCGCCATTGCAGCCGGACAAAAGGCCAACTTCAATCTGACAACGCAGGCACTCGTCCTGAGTGGGCAGACGGATATCGGCACCTATGTGAAAAACAAGGCGCACAACGCGGACTATGGCGTGGTCGCCCTGAATCAGTCCGGCCAGAAAATCGACACAGCCGCTATTCCGACGACCACAACGACCACGGCCGGCCCGTAACGCAGCCGGTCAGACGCACGGAACTGGTGGCCGGGTCCCGTAGCAGGTTGCGGTGCGAAAGCCTGCAACCTGTTTTTCTTGGAGTCTTTTGCAAGTGACCACGCGGCGGCAACAAGCGGCGGCACATGTCAGGGATCGAGCCAGAGAGGTGGCGGGAGAGCTCGCCACAGTCAGCCGCGCTGGCACGGCACTCGCAGAAGGCGTGACTGTGGTCAAAGTCGCCGCGGACAAGCTGGTGCAGACAGTCGGTGGTGATTTTACGATCGAGTCGGACGAGCACGCATGGTTGATCGGGCGGGATGACATTGATGAAGCACTGGAAGTGGGCGACCTGCTCACAGTCGACAGCACAAAGTATCGAGTCGTAGAAGGGGTGGCGACTCAGCGGCACTGGCAGTGGTGGGGCGTGGATCGCCTGCAGCGTGTGTATGTCACGAAGGTCTGGGAATCGTGATCCTTGACAGCAAAGGACAGTTCGGCATTCACATGCGGCTGAGAGAGGCCAAGGGCCTCTTTCTGGACCGTCAGAGGATCGTACAGCGAGTGGACAAGGTCGCACGGCGCCGCCTGGCGACTTTTGGCGGGTTCTGTATGCGGACTGCCCGCAACATGATCAAGCCGAAGAGAGACATGCGCGAGGCTGAGTTTCCGGAGGAATTGAAGGCACTACTCAGCCCGCAGAGGGAGAGCATCCAGCGCGACAGCAAAGGCCGCTTTCTGAAGGGCAGCGGAAAGATTCGGGAAGCTGAGCTGCGAGCACAGATTACAAACTGGCCACAGACAACCGGCGAACCGTACGGGCCTCCCAAATACAGAGTGAAATTCACACAGACCGGCAAGAAGTTCAATCAGTTCAAGAACCTGATTGTCTTCATTGTCGAAGCGAGTCTGGCCTCAGTCGTGATTGGTCCGGTCATTTTTGATCGCAAGGATGTCCCGGGGCTGCTGGAGTACGGTGGCAGAGTCAACCAGTGGGTTCCGAAGTGGTATCGCGGCTGGCGAAATGGTCAGCCTGTCATCGAGACGACATACGAGCGCAAGACAGTCAACCACGCACCGCACCCTTACATGAGCACGGCGTTCGATCGGGCGATTGATGCCCAGGTACCACGCATCTTTCGGGAGATTCTCTGATGGGTTACAAGCACGGACTTCGAAACCGCTTTTATGTCAGTGCCACCCTGCACGAGGACGAGACGCCTATCACGTGGTCCGAGGCCGATCTCACGGAGTCGGTCGGCCACGAAGACGCACGCGACGAGGCAGAGATCGTGAACCGTCGCGGTGAATTCGCAGTGTACGGCGTGGGAAAGCGAAAAGCCGGCTACACGCTGAAGATGACATACGATCCGGCCGACGCCGCGTTCGCCATCATCTGGGCGGCGTATCAGAACGGCACCATGATCGCCATCGCTGACATGGATGGTGATATCACTGTCAGCGGCACAAAAGGCACGTATATGGACGTTGTCGTCCTGAGTGCACCGAAGCCAGAGGACCTGACGGCATTCGATTCCATCGAGTTCGTGTTCAAACCGGCAGCGATGTCGATCCACGAGCCGGAATTCGTCACGATCGCCGGGGCCACCACCACGACTGGGGCCTGATAGCTAAGGCACTGAGATCGCAGTGCACGTCATCACAACATTCAGAATCACAGGAGACGGGAACTGTGGCAACAACACCGCGAGTGCAGCACCTGAGAAAGCCGAACGGCCAGATTGTGTCATTCACAGTGGTTCCGTTTATGAAACTTGAAGAGGCGAGGCAGCAGCGGACACAGGTCGTGTCGGACCCAAACCTGCTGCCGCAGAAGGCGGCTGAGGCGCTGAAGAAAGCAGGTTACTGATATGCCGACGGTGACTGTCGCGGGGCAGTCCTTTGATGTGATCGCCACTCTAGGGCTGTTGCGGCGTATCAAGCAGGTCCACAATGTGGATCTGCTGGCGAAGAACCTTGCCGGATTCAACTCATTCCTGATGGATCTGGAATGCAGCTGGGTCGTCTGCTGCGAATTCCTGGGCCTGCGAACAGCCGAAGAGCAGGCTCAGCTGGCCGACCAGGCGGCAGGTGGAGATGTCGCCTCTGTGATCCGGGCTGTCACGGAGTCACTGACGGATTTTTTCCGCGAGAGCGGCGACCCGGAAATGGTCGCCGCGATCACGAAGACCTATCAGGCTGCGGCCGCGGCTCGGAAGGCCCTGGCGGACAAGGTGATGGCCACGGATCTGGAGACGCCGATCATCAGGCAAATGGAGAGTCTGGACCTGGTGGCCGAGATGCAGAGGCAAGCGACAGCTGGCAGCTGATCTGGGAGATGGCTGGCCGGCTCCGGATGGATCCGTCTCCGTACACCTGGCGTGAACTGGATGACATGGACTGGGCGTTGCGGCAGGAAGAGTGGGACAGAACCGCCCATCTGATGGCGGCTGTGATCAACTCGCAGCGAGTCAAGCGGCCAGTCGACCCACGTAAGCTGAACCCGTATAGCCAGCAGCGTCAGCACCGGCAGCGGAAGCCAGTGCAGCAGCTGTCACCATTGTTGCGATATCTGTAGGAAGTCAGCCGCGGCATAGCCGCAGAAGGAGGGGCCAGTGACAAGCAGCAGATCTGTCAGAGCTGGTCGCGCCTTTCGTTGAATTCTTCCTCGAGGACAAGGCACTGCAGCGAGGTCTGACTGTCGCAGAGCGCCGTATGCGGCAGTTTGGAGCCAGCGTCCGCAACATTGGCACGAAGGCCATCACTGCTGGACTTGGTGGCGTGGCAGCGATCGCCCTGCCCTTTGCGAACTTTATGAAGTTCGATGACGCGATCCGCATGACGGGTGCAGTCAGTCAGTCAACTGCCGAGCAATTGGCGATGTTGCGAGACACTGCAGAGGAACTTGGCCGCACCACCTCATTCACCGCCGTTCAGGTGGCAGAGCTGATGGGGGAACTGGGACGCGCTGGTTTCAGTCCTGACCAGATCAATCGCATGACAGGGGCTGTGCTAAATCTGGCACGCGCCAGCGGTACAGACGCTGCTCTGTCCGCTGGAATCATGGCCGCCACCATCCGGCAGTTCTCGCTGGAGGCGGGAGACGCCACGCGCGTGGCAGATGTACTCACGAAGGCCGCCAACTCTACGTTCAACAGTGTGGAGTCCCTCGGCGAGGCGCTCAGCTACGCAGGGCCGGTCGCCGCACAGTTCGGCATGTCGCTCGAAGACGCTGTGGCCGTCCTGGGGACACTCGGCAATGTGGGCATTCAGGGGAGCAACGCCGGCACAGCATTGCGGCGACTGGTCACGATGACAGCCGCCGAAGCGGACAAGATGCGTGAACTGTTTGGAGTCGAGTTTCTGGACGCTGCCGGCAACATTCGCCCTCTTGTGCAGGTTATGGGTGAGCTGGCAGCGGCAACCAATGGGTTGCCATCCGGAGAGCGAGCCGCTCGCATGAGTGAGGCGTTCGGGTTGCTTGGGATCACTGCAGCGTCCGTGATGGCAGAGACGGCAGCGAATACGCAGCAGCTGGCGGCGGATTTGAGGGCTGCATCAGGCACCGCAGCACGGACCGCTGAGCAGATGGACGCGGGGGCAGGTGGATCGTGGCGCATTCTGATGTCTGCAATTGAAGGGGCTGGCAATGCAATCGGAACAGCACTGGCGCCGCAAATGCAACGGCTGGCGGCGTACATCACGCAGGTCACGGGTACTGTCACTGCATGGATCCAGCAGAATGAAGGCCTGATCGTCACCATCGCCACCGGCATTGGCTATCTGCTCGCAGCAGGCATCGCACTGCAGGCATTGGGCATTCTGTCTCAGGCAGCGGCTGTGGGGATCACTGTCCTGAAGGTGGCTCTGATCGCCCTGACACAACCGATGATTCTGATTCCGACACTGCTCGCAGGCATTGCCGCGTATGTGCTGTACACGAACGGCGTGTTTGCAATGCTGAGCGAGACGCTGCTGGGGACATTTGGCGGCGCGTGGGATGTCATCGTGCAGAAACTCGGCAGCGGAGATCTTGCAGGAGCAATGCAGTTCGCGTGGGAGCTGGCGAAAGGTGCATTTAATCTGGGCGTGCTGTGGATCAAGCAGCAGTGGCAGGCATTCGCTGGGTGGTTGCTGGGTGCTGTGCACTCGGGGCTGCTGAAAGTGCAGTCGTGGTGGGACAGTTTCTGGGGCGGCTTGGCGTGGGCTGTCCGCAGCTGGGCGGCCCATGTTGCGGACGAGTGGCAGAAGGTCAAGGACCTTGGCAATCGGGCATTGGGGCGAGAGATTCCTCAGCGCGAGACGAACGCGGAGAAACTGCGGAAAGAGACAGAAGCGGCCGAACGTAAGAAAAACTTTGAGCGGCGGCAGAAAGAACTGGAACTGCAGAACGCTCTGAACGCTGGCAACCAGGCGGCGCAGCAGGCTATCAACGAGCAAATGGCACAGATCGCTGATCTGGTTCGGCTCGAAAAAAGCAAGCTGGCCGCGGCCCAGAACGCTGCAAAGCCGCCATCCGCTCCAGCTCAAGCGATGCCGACCATGCCGGCACCGCAGGCAGCGCTGGCGCGTGTGCTGACGACAGGAACACAACAGGCTGTCTCGGCAGCCAAGGTAGCTGTCGAAGCTGTGGACAAAAACACCATCGAGGGGCAGGCCGCTGTGTACGAGGCTCTGGTGCAGGGGAAGAAGGACGACCCGACCACGCAGGCTGTTGTGTCTCTCGAGCGGACTTTGGAGGACGAGTTCGACAAGACACGCCGGGCTGACCGCAACGCGCCACGGCTGGCAGGGAGTCGCAAGGGATGAACCGGGCTGCACGGATCTGGCGGCGTGAACTCGCCCAGGGAATAGATCAGGAAGTCACAGTCCAGGAAGGCAGCCCGGTGGAGCGGGCCCGCAAGGAAGTCTGGAACCTGATTTGCCGAGTGTCACCAGCCGACATGTCAGAAGAGCTGGCCCAGCAGCTCTGGCCTGATCTGGCACCGGGACGCTACCGCAGCGACGGCTGGTACGTGGAGCGGCTGCGACTGCGGAACATCGCCACCAGCGACCACTGCCAGGCAGAAGTCGACCTTGTCGCGAAAGCCAAAGCAGATCGCGACGATCCTGATCCGACGCGACGCCCTGTCAGTTGGGAGATGGACACTGACTACATTGAGAAGCCGGCCGAGACTGATGGCGACGGCAATCTGCTGGTGAATACTGCCGGAGATCCAATCATCGGGATTGTGGACTATGAGCCAATCCTCGTGTGGACGGCCACCAGATACGTCACACGGACGCCGCCATGGCTGAAGCAGTTTGCACAGAAGTGCGTGAACGCCTCGCCAGTTTCTATCGACGGGTTCGAGTGTGCGCCGGAAACGCTGAAGATGGAGGGGCTCCGGCTCGGTCCAGTCGAGGTCACGACGGTCAACGGCCGGGAGATCCTGTACCGCGAAATGCCACTGAAGCTGCTGTACAAGGACAGCACCTGGAAAGACGAGTATCTGAATCAGGGATACACCGAATACTTCCCTCCACAGGGGCAGATCTTCGCGACGAATCTGTTCAGTGTGCCAGCCAGACGCGTGCCATGCGTGGATTCGACAGGCAAGCCGGTCGAATCGCCTGTCCCGCTGAACAAAGAGGGTCAGCGCATCCGCGAAAAGGTGCGACGGACTGTCACCGAGAGTGGTGTCTCTCGCACCTTTGAGGAATGGGTCATCAAAGAACGGTTGGACAAGAAGGACCTGCATTTCCTGAAGGTCCAGCGATACCGGAAGCTCGATTTCAATTTGCTGCTGTCATAGGCCACGCCATGCCAATCAATCGTTTCATTGCTGACGCGCCCGCACAGGAAAAGATAGTCCGTCTCATCGGTCCATCCGGGTCCGGAGTGGTACGGGCTGAGATCACCTGCGGTAATCGGTCGCTGTCATTCGATGAATGGGATGCAGCGACCGTGGCGGCTGCACTCACGGACGCGGAGTTTCCAGAGTTCACAGACCTGGAATTTGCTGCCGACGGGAACGACGTTGTAGTCACTGGTCCTGAGGACGAAGATTTCACCATCGGCCTGACCTACCGGCCCACGGTCACGATCACGAATGACCAGGGCGTCACTCAGGTCAACCAGCAGACGCGACTGAGCTTTTCGGGTGCTCGCGGTGGTACTTACACGCTCACGATCAACGGTCTGACCACAGCCGCGATTGATTACGGGGACGAATCTGACCTGATCGACCAGATTGAGCTGTTATCCGGATGGACAGCTGGCGACGCGGCCGTGGTGTCTGCCACGCCAGACACGGTGATCCTGGAATTCAAGGGAACGCTCGCTGGCACACCAGTCGCAGTGACAATGGATGCCAGCAACCTACAAAACGGCCGAGACATGACGATTCGGGAGGCGCAGTCATACCGGCCGTCGCCGCACGACGTCTACATTCTGGCATTGGATGCCAGCACCACATGCAGTGTGACCATTGACGGGAGCTCCGCGACGATCCGCAGTGACGAATCACTCGCGACAATCCGGCAGAAGCTGCAGGCTCTCTCGACACGCACACTGAACGTCTACGGCGGTCCCAACGGAGTCGAGGACGGCGACGGCATTACCTGTTGCCACTTCGTGCTGGACTTCGCTGGATGGGACGCCAGCACACGGCCGACAGTGTCGGTAACCGCGTCCGACGGGGCTGCACAGTTTCGGATTCTGAACAATCCGGCCAGTGCGACCGGTTTCTCCGGACTGCGGGAGGCCGGTCTGGGACTCACGCTCGGCCAGTGCAGTCACTGGCTGCTGGATTTCACCCAGGGCGACACGATCACCGTCGAGTATGACGGGGTAGAGGTGTCGCTGACGGCGCCGGACGATGCGACTGTGGGTGCCATTTCCACAAGGGCTGCCGATATTCAGACGCAGCTGCGTGATGCTTCCGAGTACGACGAGGCTGTCGTGGATTACACCGCAGTTGGCTGGAGCCCATCGACTGACGCATACATCAGCCGCTATCTGCTGCACGTCCTCAATGTCAACGATACGCTCGTGCAGACCGGAGGCACAGGACAGCTGGTGCGGATCAATTACCCGGGATCTGGGGCCACGGGAGCAATCCACCACATCCATACGCCCGCCGGCACAGCCAGCGGCACCTTCCAGCTGACGTTGCCGGAGGGAACCACAGCGGCTCTCAGTGCCACAATCAGCAGCGGAGACCTGCAGACCGCTCTGGCCGCTCTGGTCGCCTCCACGACAGTCAGCGGCAGCGGCACACCAGCCAGCCCGTGGGTGGTGACGTATCCGTCCGCAGTCGGCGCGCGTGACCTGCCGATTGCCACCGACGTGGCACTTGGCGGAAACGGCATCGGATCGGCTGCCACGCTGCGTGAGTCAGTGCGGGCGAAGAATCAGACGGCTCGATTCGCGATCGGCACCAATGCCACCAGCGGAGCGTTCGCCGTGCGTTTCGGGAACGAAGGCCCCGTGACGATCACGCTGAACGACTCCGCTGGCACTGTCGATGCTGCACTGGCCACACTGCCGGCGATCGGCGATGCGTCCTACATCAACACGACCTACAATTCCGAGTCACAGACGTACGACATCGTGTTTGCAAGTAGTTTGGCCAACCGCAAGTTGCCGTTGTTCACGCTGGTGGAGAACAACATGGCAGTGGTTGATGTCGAAACTGTGGAGGTGCAGCAGCGAGCCACGGGACCGAGGAACATTGCTGAGGCGCAGAACTGGTCGCTTGGTCGTCTGCCACATGCCGGTGATACGATCGTCTTCGAGGCGTCTGTTGGAGATGCTGTCTACGGTCTGAGGCAATGGGTCAAGGTGACAGCAAACACCAGCACCGAGCAACTGGTGGCGGCAGCCGGACACGATCTGCGGAACGGCCAGATTGTGAGATTTCTGACCGGAGACACATTGCCGACTGGCGTGTC